TATCAATGACATTGCTATTGCTTTCCAAGCACGGGTAGAGGCTGATGGAGGCGTATTAGAGGGCTACGATTGTTTGGTGGCTGCTCTGCAAGATTTGGGAGAGGATAACTACTATGAATTATGGGATACCTATATTCTACGAATGACGGAAGATGGAGCAACGCTTGAAGGCGAGGCTTGTTTAATTGAACAACTATTTAATTTGAACTGATGAGTTTCTTTGATGATGCCTCGCTTGTAATGATTCCAAGCGGATATAAAGACCAAAAGGTCTATTCAGTAAAGCCGCTTGACGGCACGGGTGACCTCACCTTCACACGCTCAAACGATACCGCAACGCGGGTGAATAGTTCGGGGCTTATAGAGAAGGTGCGAACGAATCTTATTCTACAAAGCCAAGATTTCTCTACCGCTTGGAGCGCAATCTCTTGCACCGTAGCCACCAACACAACTGCTAACCCTTTAAATGGTGCAGTAGATGCTGATACCATTACGTTTACGGGAGGCACTACGCAGAAGTACGTCATTCAAGAGTTTTCATTCAATGGTGTCTACACGGTAAGTGTTTACCTAAAGGCTGGAACAAATCAGTTCGTTCAGTTTCTTTTGGGTTCGGATGCTGGAGTTTATGGCAATTTTGATTTGGTGAATGGAACGAGTGGAAGTGTTACTGGTTCAACTGCAACAATGGTGTCGTTAGGCAATGGATGGTATAGGTGTACAATGTCTTTTACCTCAACTACGGGTACGCACGTTTTCATTCAAGCGGTAGATTCTTTATCCGCAAGCCGTTTTGCTACTACGACTTCTACTGGAACGCTGATTGCTTTTGGCTACCAATTAGAGGTAGGCGACATAGCAACGGCCTACATCGCCACCACCAGCGCGGCGGTATCAGTCGGCCCCGTTGCGAACCTTCCCCGTTTGGATTATTCGGGTGGGGCTACTTGCCCTTCGCTTTTGCTTGAACCGCAGCGGACAAATTCGGTAACATATTCGGAGCAGTTTAATAATTCCGATTGGTTGAAGGCTGAAACTACCGTGACGGCTAATGCAATTATATCGCCCGATGGCTCCACCAATGCCGACAAAGTAGAGGCAACTAATACCATAGGTTGTTATGTTAACCAATCTAATACGTTCACGGGGACATACACGCATAGCGTTTATGCAAAGGCTGGAAATGTGTCTTCGTTTACTATTCTATGGGCATCATACACCAGCGGCAAAGGGGCTACTTTTAATTTGAGTAACGGAACCGCTACGACAGTAGGCTCAACAGTTACGGCCACAATTACCAACGTAGGAAACGGCTGGTACCGATGCACGACTACTGACACAAGTGCAAACTATATTTATTTGGTTAGCTTGAATAACCCGAATAATTCACCCATTGCAAGCGGTAGCTACATTTACTTATGGGGCGCACAAATTGAAGCGGGAGCCTACGCCACCTCGTACATCCCCACTATTGCGGCAACGACACGGGGGGCGGACTCTTGTTCAAAGACGGGTATTGGTTCACTTTTGAGTGCTTCCGAATACACCCTTTATTGGGAAGGTACGCATATCCCAACTTCGCAGTACAATAGTTTTATGACTGTTTATAAATCTACCGACGAAAATTCTTCAGCAAGATTTTACCGAAGTAATACAAATAACGAAATTCGTGCTGCAATTTTTAATTCGGTCAATGGATTAATTTTAGATTTAGGAAGCGAAGTAACTACACAAACGGCAAAATGCGCTTTTCGTGTAAAGGCTGGGGATTATGCTTTTTATGTAAATGGCACTTTAGCAGCGTCCACCACAAACGCACTTGCGCCAGCGAGTACACTTGACGTGGTAAATCTACAATACTTGAACAATTCGCAATCTTTTGACCAAAAGACCGCACAAGTGCTATTCTTTAAAACTGGATTAACCAACGCCCAACTGGCTGAACTAACAACCCTTTAAGATGAAATTCAGAAAGTATGAGTTTACGCCCACGCAATGGGCAACGGCTCAAAAGAAAATCCAAAAGGAAACGACAAACCCCGAAGGCGAACCCGTAACCTATTGGGACACCGACAAGGTGGCTGTAGTGGTTGAATTGGGCAAACTTTGCACCGAGTGGGGAACCGACGAGGAGGGGATGCCCGTATGCGTTAAGCAGAACGACAAGGTGAGCGTGGACATCGTTTGGAACATTGAACCGATGACTACCTCGTTTGCCTCTTATATGGTATGGCCTAACCCCGTTGGTGTGAGTTCAATGGGTTATACCCTTGACCAAGAGTACGCCAAAGCGTTTTGCGTAGCGAACCCCGATGCAGCGTATTGTCAACCCCCCACCCCTCCTTCTGAATTATGACACGAACTGAATCAGTAGGGGCTACCTTCCTCTCAACAATTATCAGTTGGGCTACCATTGACATCAACCCTTTGTTGTCGGGTATTGCTTCGGTGTTCGCTATTGTCTTGTCTGCCTTTCTTATCTATAAGACCTACCTTGAAATTAAAATCCGTAAAAACCAACTAAAATGAATTGGATTAAAAACCTATTGAGCGAAGGCGATGCCGTAAGCTCAAAGCGTTTTATTGGATTGATTGGTGCATTTGTTCTGCTAACTATGTTGGTGGTTAATTCCTTCAGCCCTCAAACGATTGGCCCTTCTGATGGGTTGGTGAATGCCGTTTTGGTTTTGACTCTTGGTTGCTTTGGTTTCACCTCTTTGGATAAGTTCGCCCGTAAGTAATGGCAAAGGGGCAATCCGTTTCCTCGTATGTAAGCAAGAGCAAGAAGCGAGGCAAACACTCCAAACAAGAGAGTGCTAACAAGGCAAGTAAGAATTACAAGAAGCAATACAAGGGACAAGGGAGATGATAATGGTTTCCAAGAACTTCAGCCTTGCTGAATTGACCAAAACCAATACGGGCCTTTTAAACGCACTTCCCGAACATTTGTATAGCAACCTCCAAGCGTTGGTAGATAATGTCTTACAACCAGCGAGAGATGCTTTAGGGCCTATCCAAGTAACAAGTGCCTACCGCAGCCCCGAAGTCAATGTCAAGATTGGAGGTTCAAAGACCTCGCAGCATTGTTTGGCTCAAGCAGCGGACTTGAAGTTCAAGGGAGGCAACGATGTTCTCTTTAATTGGCTGAAGGATAATACCGACTTTGACCAACTCATTTGGGAGTTTGGCACGGATGATGCTCCGAGTTGGGTTCACATTTCCTATTCACCGCGACATCGCAAACAAATCCTTAAAGCAGTAAAGCAAAATGGCAGAACAAAATACCTCAACTTTTGATGAATGGCTTAATGATTTGGAAGAAATTCCTACGAACCCCGCTTGTAGCATTGATAATCCCGATTGCGACTCTTGCGGTAGTTAGTGGATGCGGTGGTGCGAAGAATCTCCAAGAGAGTGTAATTGTCAAGGACACGGTAATTGTAACCAAAGAACGAGTTCTACACGACACGCTGACAATTCAAAAGGACACAATCGTATATCAAGACCGAGTAAAGGTAGAAATTAGGTACTTGGAAGGAGAGACAATGGTTGTTACTGCCGAATGTCCAAGCGACACGGTTACCATCACTCAAGTCAAGATTGTCCAATCCCAAGCTCCGAAGTCCAAATTTAGTTGGGAAGGGTTGCTTGGATGGACTATTGCCATTCTATGCTTGTTGGTCATCATCCGAACTGTACTCCAAAAACTCTTTTAAGGTGCTTTATGTGCGTTTTAAGCCACTCAACATAGCCGAGTGGTATGTGCGTATAGGTCAATGGGAGAAAGGCTCTTAAATCAAAGATTCCGCGAAAAGCCTTATGGGGAATTTTTTTAAAAATTATTTGGTCAGTTAGTAGTAATTGCTTATTTTTTACAACTTAACTAACTATAATTAGTTAATTAGTTATAGTTATAGTAGTAGTTAGTTATAGTTATAATTATTAGTTTAGTTAAGTAATTAGTAACTAATGGGAAGGAAAGAACTTTTAAGAGCTAAATGGACAAGGATAGAGAATGGTGAAGAACCCGATGACTACCAAAATCCATTCTTATCTCATTTTGGTTTTATGGATTATCCATTAACCGAAGAGCAAGAGAGAACAAGAAAACGAGCAAAACGATACAATGGCTGCGAATAATCAAGAGGGATGGCATTTCATCTACTGGGATGATTTTGAAGATTATCACGAAGAGGGACATAAAGAAAAAAAAGATATCTTTGCTAACGATGAGCAAGAAGACTCCTAAATACTACATCGGTAAGTACAAGTCCATTGAGGCTTTTGATGTTGTGTTGGACTTCCAAGAAGACAACTACAACTTGGGTACTGCAATCACCTACCTTTTACGGGCTGGTAAGAAACCAAACAACCCAATCACCCAAGACATCAAGAAAGCCATCGCTCATCTTGAGCGTGAGTTAGAACATCAAGCCCATAAATCTGCTAACCACCTTGAATACTTTGAGTTCCACAATTCCTCCGCAAAACCCAAATCCGATGGAATGGCATTACTATACCAACAAAGCGACAAAAAGAAAGATTGACAATCTTCTCCGAGAGGCTGCAATGTTATTCGCTAATTGCGAACCAAACTATGACTCAAGACAACAAGCCCTCCGACAAGAACAAGAAATCCTCAAGCGTATCCACGAACTTGACCCCCACTTCGCTGACCGATGTGGCTATAAGCCTTGAGGTAGGCAAAGTACCCTCTCTGAATACCTTCTATGCCAGTAAGCATTGGATAGTACGCAAGAAGGCAAAGGACAAGTTCAAGGCAGAGTTCCTTGAGCAACTTGACCAATACGACAAAATAGAATTTAAGAGCGTAGCCGTAACCCTTGAGACTAATCTTGGCTACGACATTGACAACTGCATTATGGCAGTCAAGTTTGGGATGGATGCCCTCAAAGAATGGGGAGGCGTGAAGGACGATACGAAGGTCTACTTCCCAAAGCTCACCATCATCTACAATCCCGAACTGGAGAAAAACACCGCAAAGATTTTTTTTAGAGGGAGTTTGGTAGAGTAAGATTTTCAACATATGTTTGTTGAGTAATTAAACCAACACACTATGAATTACAATCTATCACCCCAGTCCTACGAGTCCATCATTCAGATGCAAGATGCTCGTATTGAAGCAATGCAAAACCGCATTGATGCCCTTGAGGCAGTAAACAACCCCGTCCTTCGTGCCGAGTTAGCAACGCAAGATTTCATCTTTAACAAGTTGTTCAAATGAGCAAGAAGGAATATATCCAATGGCTTGAGGAGCGTATCGTTCGCCTTGAGGTAGAACTCTACGAAGCCAACAAGAAAGCAAACATCTCCACTTATCTCTATGTAACTAAATCCCCAATTCATAATGCCTAAAATCGTAAGCCTCCAAGACACGGGTCGTATGTGGAAGGAATTTCACATCCTTGACATCGCCTTTGACAACAATGACAATGGAAATGTCCTCGCTAAATCCACCTCCCCATCCTACAAGGTGGGTGATGATGTCCAATACACCAAGAACGAGCGTGGCGGAATCAAGATTCAACGCGACCAAAGCAACTTCCCAACCTCTAACTCTAACTACACCCCCAAAGTGAGCAATTCAAACCAATCAGAACAAATCGCGCGTAGCGTAGTCTTCAAAGGTGCTATTGACTTGGTATCAAGTGGTAAGATTCAAATCACGGACATCCCCTCTTTTGTAGACAAGTACCTCCCCGTAGTCACGGGCGCAGCAGCGCAAGGTGCATCCTACGAGGCGCACTTCCAAGAATCATCAATGCCATTCTAATTAAGCCCCACTTCGGTGGGGTTTTTTTCTTTCCTTTGTTTTTATGACTCACCCCTCACTCATTAGAAACGGAGATGTCTTTGACTACCTCCAAAAAGCCCGTAAAGGTCTGATCCCCGAAGCTTCCAAGTTTGGACATTCGGAGATTGATGACTATTTGCGGTTCAAGAGGGGCAACTTTATCGTGGTAACGGGTCACGCCAATGTCGGTAAGACCCACACGATGCTTTACTTGATGCTCCTCCACACACTAAACAACGGAACGAAGTGGTTGGTATACTCATCGGAGAACGATGTCAAGAGCATCCAACGAAAGTTGATTGAGTTCCTGTGTGGGAAGCAAATACAATACATTGATGATGTAACCTTCGCTCGTAAATACGATTTTGTCCAAGCACATTTTGCTTTCATTGACCCCGAAACCCTTTACGATGTCTTTGGACTATTGGAAACGATGGAGGAGATTTATGATGAGTTCCAGTTTGATGGTGTGATGATTGACCCATACAACTCA